GGGCACAAGCCGTGCTGCCCTTCAATCCTCAACGCTCAAGGCGATGGGTGGTGGACTCTCGTATGTAGGAGCAGACGCTGCTGTCTCTGCAATCCTGACTCGTAGCATCGGTATGGCTCCAGGAAGTTTTGGTTACTTACAAGCGGCCTCTGAGGTAGGTGGTGCTGCTAAGTACCTTGGCATGAATAACGCTGTTGCTGCACAGGCTATCGGCGGTCAGTACACAGGAGAAATGGGCGCAAACCTTTACCAGTATGGAATTAACACGATTGATCCCCGTACTGGGAAACAACTTTCTACAGGCAACATTGCTCGTCAGTTGTACAACCGCATCTTTGTTAATGGCGCCACCAAGGACCAAGTTCAAACTTCTCTTCAGCAAGGCTTTGCTGGAGCAAACCTTAAGAATATGGGCCTATCTGATGCTCAGCAACAGATCTATGGGCAAGCGTTTATTGACATTGCATCAGGGCAAAATCCTGATCTAGCAAAGAAGACAACAAGCAGTGCAGGTGCTGGGAACGTCAACCCACTGACTGGTCAGATGTCGATGAACCAATCAACTACACAACTTATGCAGGATGCAGAGTCTGGTGTTATTAGTGGGTTTAACCAAGCAGCGAAGGTAGTTAACGCTGCTAACTCAGAGTTAGATAAGTTTGCACACAGCCTAGGTTACCTTCGTGGACTTATTGGAGGTATTGGCGGAAGTAATGCTGGAGCAGGGTTAGCCGCTGGTGGTGCTGGTCTCGTTGGTGGTCTTAGCAGCGTTGCTAACTCTTTTATGTTATCTAGATTACTTAAGGGAAGTTCTGCGGTTCCAAGTGCTATTGCAAAGGGCGCAGGAAAACTTGCAAAAGGTGGAGCAATTGGTCTTGCAGGAGGCGTAGCAGGCAGTCTCATTGGCGCAGGAGCCCAGCACGGAAGCACCCGCAGTAGAGTTGGATCGGCTGTAGGGGGTGCCGCTAGTGGTTTTGCTTTTGGCTCTTTGTTTGCTCCAGAAACATTTGGTATTTCATCGGTAGTTGGTGGAGTTCTTGGTGGTCTTTTTGGAGCGTTTACAGGTGGCGGAGAAGTTGGTTATGGCGGTTCCTTCGGGTCTGCAACTAGCGCTGCAACCGCACAAGCCCCTGTCCAAGGAATAATTAGTGCAGGGTATGGCGCAAAAGGCGGAGAGCGTTGGAAGTCAACTCAAGGCGTACACAAAGGACTTGACTATGCTGTCCCAGTAAACAGCCCCGTTAAGGCTTCCATGGATGGCGTGGTTTCTACTATGCCATTAAGTTCTGAGTATGGGACCGCTGTAGTAATTAACGGTGCAGATGGTCTTCAATATATTTACGGTCACCTTAGCCAGAGCCTTGTTCGTGCTGGTCAGACTGTTAAGGCTGGACAAATCATTGCTCGCTCAGGGCAGTCCGGAAACTGTACGGGCCCTTGTTTGCACTTTGAGATCCGTAAGGGATCAAACAACCCTATTGACCCAGGAACAGTACTGGGGAATAGCACAGCCTCTCAAAGTGGTGGAAGTGGGGGCTACTCCATCAGCAACAACTACTCAGGAGTTACAGGACCAATTAAAGGATCTGGAAGCGTTACTGCTTGGGCAAAAACTTTACTAGGAAAACTAGGCGCCCCAGCAACAAAAGACAACATTAGTGCTATGACAACCTGGGCTGCTCATGAGGGTGGCAACTGGAAAAATACTGCTTACTACAACCCATTAAACACAACATTAAACATGCCTGGAAGCACAAGCATTAACAGTGTGGGGGTTAAAGCATATAAAGATTGGAAACAAGGAAACCAAGCAACAGTAGATACCTTGCTTAACACCAAGGGTGTTGGGTATGAGAAGATTGTTGCTGACCTTCGTTCTGGTAAATCTACATTTACTCAAACCTTTAGTGACATCAGTAACTCTGGATGGGTAACAGGAAAGACTGGGCACCACTCTTACGGTGGAGGAGAAGTTGGCTACGGAGCATCCATGCCTGCTACCACCACAACCCATATGGCTATGACTCCTCCAAACTCTACCTCTTCCTCTCACGCCGTAAGTAAGGTAGTAAATATCAACATCACTGGTAATCCAGACCCTATGCTTTTGGCTAAGAAAGTAAAAGCCTACCTTGATAACGACACTGCTATCTCGATGATTGGAAACTCATAATGTCTGGCAATGGCGATACACGTGCTTTGCAACAGTTAGCGGATCAAGCAGTACAGAATGCTAAAAAAGATATTTCTAATAGAAAGTCCACTAATGCAGCAACCAATGCCTCTGACAACCTACACTTCAATGTAAAAGTTGCAAATACTAAAGTAAAAACTTGGCTTGGATTAATTGATGCTAACAATAAAGAGATAGTGGCTAAGGAAAATGAGATTGTTTCATATTCCTTAATAATAAAAGCCAACCCTAGTAGCGCCGTAATCTATAATCCATTGATAGTAGAGGCTGGTACTGCTGTTCAAAAACTTAAGGCTTCTAATACATCACTTTACTCAAGTATCACGGCTGCTACAAGTGACCTAAAAGCATTGGGGGGTGTAGGAGCGACAACTGCGGCAGATAAAGCAGCGGCTATTTCTTATAAGCCTAGATCAGGATCGGGGGGAACTGGTGGCGCTGGAGGAACAGGAGCAGGACCTCAGCCCCTAACCTACCATTACAACGCTCCTATGGTTCGTTCTGCTTATTTTAATCCGCTAGGACCGCAACGCAACATGCTTGGAAGCGAAGTCATTATTGACCAAGGCAAATATGACGATGCGTTGATTGGTGCCTGGAATGGTCAAGGAGGTCGTGGGACTATTCAAATGGATAGAACCATTAACCCAACAACTGTTGTAAACAACCTTAAAACTGATAAGTCTAAAATAGATACAAACTTATACGGATTTAAGTTTCTTTACAACCCAACAACAGTCAATATGAGTTGGGGAGTTTCTGCTGCAGTAAACCCCGTTTATGAATCATTGAGTTTAGATGCCGCTACTCCTTTGGCTGCTGGCTTAATCCAAAGCACAGTTAGTTTTGAACTATTACTAAACCGTATTGAAGATTTTAAATACATTGATGAAAATGGGTTGAAAAAAGTACAGACAGGAAGCACAACAACAAAGGCTTATTTGGGCTCTGAGTTATCACAGATAACATCTCCTATTTACACAAACATTGAGAACCCATACCCATACCCAGTTTCAGATACAGAACTTAAACTTATCTATAAAAAGGGAACAATGTATGATCTTGAATACCTATTTAGAACTTTAATGGGATTCAATACAAAGATTACATCGGCACTTAATGGTGAAACGTCAGATCGTGGATGGCTAACAAACCTCTCTATTGAACTTCATCTTGGTTCAGGGCTTCGTTACCGTGTTCGTGTCTCTAGCCTTGAAGTACAGCACATTATGTTTAACGAGAGAATGACCCCTATTCTTTCTAAGGTAACTATGACTTGCACACGTTACGCAGACTTTTCTTCTGCTACTCAGGATGCGGCTCGACTTAAAGCGACTAACAATGGAGCGAATCTAACACCATGATATTTCTTGATAGTAGATACGTTGATGGCCCTCTATACAAGGCCAAGAATGCTCGTACAAAAAAACACGACATTGTTGTAGAACGAGCCTTTCCTGCATACAAAGTTAACTTCTTCCACTACGAGTGGGTAGAGACTGACCGTTTAGATTTACTTGCCCTCAAGTACCTTGGCAACTCTGAGTTATGGTGGCAGATCTTGGACATCAATCCAGAGATATTAGACCCATTTGATATCGCACCTGGTACGGCTATTAGGGTCCCAAATGAGTGAGACCTTTCAAGATAGGCAAGGGTCTTCCTTCCAGGTTACCTTTCCAGACTTTCCTAGTTTTGGGCTAATACCCCACCACTATCGGTTGCATCAAGAAGTTGGTAAGCAAGACGTCCTAGAGATTACTTACACCCAGTTTACTAAGTTCTTTTACCAGTCCTTTAAGCAGGGTGTTCCCATCAAGATGGATTGGAATAATGGAACGGTCAAGGGAACTTTTTACGGGTACATCTACGACGTCTCTTTTACCACCCATCAGGCTTTACAGCGTGACACCGTTATCAAAGCCATAGGTGCATCTTTATCGTTGAAGGAGAACAGCCCAAAGATTTGGCTTAACAAGACTGCTTCTGAGATCGTAACGGATATTGCCAAGACCTTTAAGTTAAAGCCTATCGTTACCCCCCACGCTGTTCGTTTTAGCCAACAGTCTATGGTCGGCCATACTTACTGGGAAAAAATCCAAGAACTTGCTAAGAGGATTGGCTATGTAGCCCAGGTATATGGAACAGAACTCCATTTTCATCCTGTGGACACCATGATCGATAAGTTTGCTACCGCTATCCCTGTGATGTCTTTTACAGATACATTCTCTAACCCGTGGGAAAACCAACTCTCACATACCCTGGACATGTTTAAGCCGCATGTAAGCGACTACACAGATCTTGCCTCACACTCTAAGAAAGAGAAGACAGTTCACGGCATTGATCCTATTACTGGGAAGATGTATACCTCCACTGCCTCTCCTTCTACTGTGGGTAAGAACTTGAGGTCTGATGTCAAGGCGCCGTTATTTAAAGAGCATATGCCAAGCATCATGACTAGCAGTGAGGCTATGTCTAAATCCATTACAGAAGGACAAGCACAACTGTCACGCTTTAGCGTTCGCTCTACAGGCGCTGGACAGGGTGACCCACGGATCTCGCCATACCGCACCATCGAAGTCAATGGAACGGGAGAGACAACTGATGGTTATTGGATCATTACTAAGTGTGTTCACTTTGGTACAGCAGACGGACGCTACCAAGTTGACTTTGAGTGCATGACTGATGGTGTGGGAAAAAGCCTTTCATCTCCATCTCGTCCAGCAGTAGCCAGCGTGGTACCAACACGAAATGTTATGTCTGAATTAAAGGCGGGTGTTCAAGTCAAACCTACAAGGTCAACTTTGAGCCGCCCTATCATCACAGGCAGCGAGACTAAAACAGGATTTAAAGTTACTAAGAGCAGATGGGTAGGACGATAATGATTGAAAAAGCAATCTCTCTTCCCTTTTCTATAGACACCTATGGAAAAGTGGCAGTAACAACAGACCAGAAGAAGATCTGGCAAGACAAGGTCTTATCTGTAGTAGGAACAACCATGCGTGAAAGAATCATGAGACCACGCTTTGGCAGCATGGTTGCGGCTAAAACTTTTGACAACGAGTCTTTGGCTGAAACAGAGGTTCAGGCTGAGGTTGAGTACGCTTTCAATACCCAACTAAGCCTTTTAACCCTAAAATCTGTTACAACCTCTTACGACTCTTACACAGGTAATACCAATGTAGAGATCATTTATGACTTACCAAATAACCAAACAGTAAGCACAACCGTTGGTCTAGTTTCTATCAACGGTAATTCAACGCCATACCAGGAGAACGCATGACCACTACTCCAGCCTCCGTGATCCCTGTATCCATTGATTACACAGGGCGAGATTACTACGCCATCAGAAACGATTTGATTACTCGAATACAAGACCGTATCCCTGAGTGGACAGCCTCTGACCCTGCTGACTTTGGCGTTGCACTAGTAGAGGCGTTCTCTTACTTGGGCGACCTAATGTCGTATTACATCGACCGCAATGCAAATGAAAACTTTATCTCTACCGCTGTTCAACGCAGTAGCGTATTAAACCTTGCTGCCAACTATGGGTATGTTCCGGTGAGTTACCGTCAAGCGTCTGTAGACCTTACCTACACCAATACATCAGCAACAGACTACACGATACCTGCTGGAACAATAGTTTCAGGAAACATTATCTCAGCAACAACTAATACCTCTGAGACTGTGTACTTCACTGTACTAGCAGACACTTTTGTCCCTGCTCAAGCGGCTGGGATTCCAGGAACAGCAACAGTCCTTGCAACTCATGGTCAATCTGTAATCTTGGTAGATGCTGCAAACTCTGACCCACAATATGGAGAGTTAATTGGGACATCCACTGGCTTACCAAACCAAGTCATGTCTCTTTTAGAGACTCCAGTGGTTGATGGGTCTGTAGATATTTACGTCCAAGACGGTGACCAATACATTAAGTGGACACGTGTTGCAAACCTTTTGGACTATGGGCAAAACGACATCGTGTACACAACAACCGTTGATGAGTACGATGTAGTCACTATCAAATTTGGTGACGGTGTTGGCGGAGCGATCCCTAATAAGTACGAAGAAGTTCGAGCAGTTTACACAGTCGGTGGTGGATCAATAGGAAACGTTGCTCCTAACACCTTAGTAACTATTAACTATGTTCCTGGACTTTCTGAAAACCAAATTACAGCATTAAGCAATGACATTGCAATCACAAACTTGGTTACTGCAGTAGGTGGTTCTGACCCAGAAAGCACAGACCAAATTCGTATCAGTGCACCACTTGCTTTACGTGCGGCAAATCGTGCTGTTACCTTGCAGGATTACGCAAGCCTTGCACAGCAAGTTCAAAATGTTGGTAAGTCAAATGCAACAGCAAGCGTATGGACCTCTGTTACCTTATATGTTGCACCTGTTCGCCTTCCTAGTGACTCTGACCTTGCACCAGGATTAGATTCAATGGGCGATCCCACATTAGAGTTCACCAACCTATCGGCTTCAGTACAGTCTTATTTGGCTGACAAACTGTTGATAGGAACAACTGTCTCTGTACAGCCTCCAACCTATGTAGATGCAAACATCACCATCCAGTATTTAAAACTTCCTCAGTACACAACCACTGAAGTAGAGACTGCGTTAAAAACTAAGTTGCTTACATACTACGGTTATAACGGCATGTACTTTGAAGACACCATCTACCCTCAAGATATCGAAGGTGTTCTTCGTACTGTTCCTGGAGTCAGCACTGTTCAGGTTTCCCAGTTGTATCGTCATGGAGCCTCCGCTGATCGTACTACCTTGACTGGTACTGCTGGGGAGATCTTTAGATTCCAAGAAGGAAATATCAGTATTGGTTCTCTCTAATGGACCATATTAAAAGATTAAACGGAGTTTACAGGGCGATTGTTCAAGACAATCGAGACCCACAAAACTTACGTCGTCTTAAACTAAAGGTGCAAAGCACTGGGTTTGGACCAGAAACAGTTACTGACTGGGTTTGGCCTATCGAAACATCGGGTGTGATCTTTAGCCTCCCTTCTATTGGACAAAATGTGTGGGTGTCGTATGTTGGTTCTGATCCTGATTACCCTGTATGGATGGGAACCTTTGGAACATACAAAGGTCCAGATAAAAAGTTAAAACTATCTACACTCAGTAGCACTGTTTCCTTGACAGGACTTGGTTCTTACCTTATTACTGGAGTAGAAAAAGACGGCACACCTGTCGTGGACGTAACAGCGACCTTGGTTGCTATGGCAAACAAACTTAAAGAGTATGAGACACGAATTCATACCCTAGAGACAACTCCAGACATAGACAGCCCATAGTTCAGGCAGTAAATAGGGGGCAAACCTAAGAAAATAACCTAATAGATTTAGAAGGGAAGTCAGGTGACAGCCACATATCCAGCCTCCATCAAGGGCTTTACAACAAAGGCAGACTTTGTTGACACAGTCCTTGCGGTAACCGTCAATGACTTACAAAACGAAGTAGCGGCTCTTGAGTCCACCATCGGTACCTATATCAACGTGGGTTCTGGCTGGGTTGGTTCTTTTGACCAGGTCACAACAACCTGGAGCACCTTAAAAGACCGTATTGCTAACATTGAATATGGACTTAATTCCGTTTACGGAACCAGAGTTCCAGCAGGTGGAACGACGGGTCAGGTTTTAGTTAAATCTTCTGGTAGCGATTACGATTTTTCTTGGTCAACATTTAGCGCCCTTCCTAGCCAAACAGGTAACGCTGGTACATACCTGACCACTGACGGAACTACAGCGTCATGGGCAGCAGCAGAGGCTACTGTTAGCCCACTACTACTTATTGGAGCGTAGGGTATAGCCCGTGGCTAAATACGGTAATTTTGTCTATGGAGGTGCCACCTATGGTGAGACACCTCGTTTGGCATACTCTGTTGAGCCAATGGGTATCACAGTCATTAACTTCAATGAAGTGTATGTTACATGGCAACAACCAGCAGGAACCTTTACAAAGATCCGTTTAGTACGAAACCAAAATGGTTATGCTGAGACTGCGGAAGATGGCATCATCGTATGGGAACAAATCTCTACTGATGGGTCAAGTTTAGAAGGGCTAGTGTCCCGTCTTTCTTTTAGAGAGGGAGAAGATTTACCTCTTCCGTCCTCACCCATCGTTAGTGGACGACAAGTTTATTACTCTATGTTTATCTTTACCGACTCCAAGGTATGGGTACTTGCAGGCAAGATTACAGATGTAGTTCCCGCCAATCACAATTCAACAAATAAAATAGTTGATCTTCTACCTAAAGTTTTTACCACAGATATTCAGAGCCCATTAGGTGTGCCCAGCACGACTTCTCCATTGCACTCGTTTTTGGATGGTATGGCATTTACCTTAGACCAATTTTTAACGGACCTTGAGTTACTCAGGCCTCAAAGTTCTTGGGAAGTATTCCCGTCATCACTTATCCCTCTTCAAGCAAAGATGCTTGGTTTAAGCCCAGAGCCAAGTTTGCCTGTTAAAAACCAAAAGATACTTGCTCGTGAAGCACTCTTTATGTACGAGAGTAAGGGAACAAAGTCAGGACTACAGACCTACATTGAAGCGCTAACTGGGTACACACCTACAATAACTACATCTTCTAATCTTCTATTAACTGTTCAAGACTCAACATTCTATCAATCTGTTGGTAACTGGATAGCAACAAATGCAACTATCTCATCTTCTACTGATCAGGTAGCGGCGTCTTCTACTAACCAGATTGATACTCAGTACACCTGCAAGATTGTTGCTTCAGCAAGTGGCTCTATGAAACTTGGAGCGGATGACCCAATCCGCAAGGGAACTCCAATTAACCCAAGCACCCAATACACAGCATCACTCAGTGTAAAGTCCCCAACAAGTGCTGGTTCTATTACTTTGTCTATTCAGTTCTTTGATCTGTACGGGAACTCAACAAGCGCTGTGCATTCATCTACCGCAACAGCGGCAAATAATACGTGGAAGAATGTTTCTGTTACTGCTACCTCTGATGCTAAGTCTTCGTATGCTGTACTGACAGTTGCCTATAGTGCTGCAGGAACTTACTACGTGGACCAGGTAAACATACAGACTGGAGCAACCGTTTCCTACAGTGAGGCACGAGCCATCAACATTGTTCTTAGCCCAAACAAAGTAAACTTAATTGCTAACCCATCATTTGAACTTGACCATGCAAATTGGACCATTACTGGATCACCAACTGTGGCCCTTAGCACCGATGTCAACTTTGATACCTTTGCAGGTAGCAACAGCCTGCAGATAACAAACACCGCTGCATACACCTTGAGGTCAAACTCAGTGGCAGCAAGCACTTACGGTATTTTAGTGGACCAATATTACACCGCCTCTGCCTACGTTAAAGCGCCGCATGCAATAACTATGACCTTAAATGCAGCCGCATCAGATGGAACAGTGTTAGCGTCTAAGTCAATCACCATCGGCAACAACAACACGTGGCAACGTTATCCTGTAAGCCTTTTGATTGATGAGACCTTAACGACCTTAGACCACCTCTATCTAGAGTTCGACGTAACAGCAGCACAGACTGCGTACTACGACAACTGCCAACTTGAATTGGGACCAAACGCCACTGAGTATTTTGATGGCTCACTTCCCTCTAACTTTGGTGCTATCTGGGCAGGAACTGCCAACGAGTCTGTCTCTTACCTATACGTCAACAAGCCGTTTAAGATCCCTCGCCTTGCTGAGACTTTGGCAGATTGGACTCCAGCCAACTCGTTTTGGAGCCTATCTACCTTAGTAGGACTGGAGTACAACAACCTGACGGTGTAGGCTCTGGCCCATGGCCAACCTATTCGTTTCTGTCCTAATCACAGGACTTGCAGTTACATACCTCCTTGAGTTGCTAGACAAGATCCAACTTGGAATCTTGTTGAAAAGCACAGTCAACCTTGTTTTTTCTATGCCGATAAGCACAGCATGCCTCTACGCTTTGCAACGCCATTGGACAATCACGATGCTTGTCTTAGTTCCAGCATCAACTTTTGTTGCTCTTGCTCTAAACATGCTCATCAACAAACCAACAGTCGTACAACAACAGCGTCTACCTCGAGTCTACTAGGAGCATAGTGAACAAGATCATTGTTATTTCATATGTAAACACAGACGTGTCAATCGCCCTTGAGGAATTGGCTCTCAAACTTCCTGATCATGAGTTAGTGATCCCAGTGACTGACGATGATGTGTTTGTAAGAAGTGCTGTGGGTGTAGCCCAGAAGTTAAAGCGCCCCTACGATTTATTTTTCTCAGAATCATCTAACCTGTTTAATGAGGTATCACAAGGAGCAGAGAGCACAACGCTTTGCTCATCGCCTCTGAAAGAGGTCATCAGATACATCACCAATAACGATACCCTTGCGATCGCATGGGATGATAGCGTTGAGGCACACATGACTCTTCACTCCGTTGAGGACTTTGGCGTAGAGGCGTGGAACATCGACGGCTTGTTAGAGCACATCCACATCTCAAGCGGTGATCCAGAGGACTTGTACGAGGAGATGCACGATGCCTTCTCAGCCTTCATCGAGGTCTTTGCAGCCTACATAGCCTCTGAGGTCATCGAGGTAATTGGCAAGACGGTTGAAGAGACCCTCCTGGGACACATCCAAGACCAGATCAACCCTTTTGACGAGGAGTGAGCCGTGGAGATCCCGTCTAAAGCCTATTCCGCCCCACTTACCGATTACCAGTTCCGACTCCTAGCCACAATGTGCCATTTAGCGGGCGTCAAAGGGGGTTTTAAGGCCTCCGTAGCCGAGTTGTGTAANCAGACTGGCAACCCAAGTGATAGCACCGTCAGAAGGGCCGTCAAAGCCCTTCAAGAGCAGGGNTTCATTGTGGTGGACAAGACCCGTCGTGCCAACGGCTACCAAGGNATCAACAAGTACACCATCCAGACTGTCACCCCTGCTAGTCTGGAAGAAATCCAGACTGTCACCAGTGACCGCACCTCACTTGGTCATGTGACTATTGGTTCACGTAGCAGTATGGTAGATAAGCCATTAGTACCTAATAGCCAAGATAGTAATAAATTAAAAGATTCTGAATCCAAAGGGATTCCAATGAAGGAAGTACTGATACCTATGAGAAAATACGAAGATGATGGAGATAATCTGGCGGGCTTTGGACTCGTTGAAGAACGGGACGCCCCACAGCCCAGCATCCGCAAATCCGATCCCAAGACCAGAGGTAAAAGACCAGAGCATGAGTGGACTCCGATGGACGTCGCTGCTGAGTTTAGTTTCAGAGTTGGTCGCAAGTACCCGCTCCTTCCAGGCACAGTCAACGTCAAGCAACTCTCAGGCGCCCTTGCAAAGTTCAGAAAGCAGTACGACACCAACGCACTGATTGAGTTAGAACTCTTGCGCCTGTTCATGATGGACGAAAGAAACTTCCGTGACATCGGTGATGAGGCTCCGCACCTCTACAAACTCTTCCTCGCATCCTTTGGCAAGAAGATGAACCAAGCCAGAGAGAACCTTGGCTTGAACAAAGTTACAGCCCCAACCGAAACTGTGGTTAAGATGGGCACACTCACCGCCAGCGATGGGACTGTTTTCCAGAACTCACTCTCTGGTCGTGCACAACTAGAACGTCATGAAAAGAGGTTGTTGAACAAATGAAGAAGAGAGAATTAAAAAAAGAACTAAAGTACGTCGAGCACCTTCTTGGTCTATGCAGTCAAGATCTTGATGAGGTAAAGAAGCGCAATGCTGAACTCGAAGTGTGGTATGAAAACAACAAGTTAAAGGTTCAAGAGTCAGAGATGTGGCGCACTCGCTTTGAGCAGTCACAGTTAACACCAGAGTACAAGTTGAAGGCAGAGGATGCATACAACCGTGGCGTTGCCAACACTCAGGAGAACGTCAAGAACTATCTCCACAGAGTTGTAGACTCGCTCTACATCGAGCCAGCAGATAAGCCAAAGATTAAGTCTTGGCTAACGGAGGAAAAGTGAAAGCAGTAATCGGGTACGCTATGGTTATACTCGGGACACTAACAGGGACAAACTTAATTCTGGGAGGGATTAAAAAATGGCAAAGAAAGTAACATACAAGTTCACAGCGGATCTCACGCTGAACACAGAGCAGGCTGGCGGATGGCTTGCAATCGTCTCAGTTGTAAACGAGGACGATATTGCACAAGCAATGTTTACCACTGCATGGAAGAACGCATCAGCAGGTAAGCGTTACATCAAGAAGATGGTTCAGGAACTTACTCCTCGCAAGAGCGTTAAGTTAGTTGCTGGAACAAACCTTGATGCAAAGGGCAAGCCAACATCTTTTGCTGGCGAACTATCTTTCAAGGCATAAATGTACGACATCAACTCACTATCATCCATGAAGCGGCATTGGTTACTTCGCACTGCGAATATCCCACGCCGTTTTTTGGGGCTGGAACCATCAGACATTGCTGAGAGAGCAGGGGAGTTTCCTCCTGCTGTTGCCCAATGGGTTAACGACTCTCTAGAGGGGCATGTCATCAAGGGGATCGGCAACATCGGAGTCAACGGTGTTGGTCTGCTTTTTGACGGTGGCCCTGGAATCGGAAAGACAACTCATGCTGTAGTTGCAGCGATGGAGTTTGTCCGACGTCTACCAGATGATGACGCTGAGGCTGCAAAGATACTTGGGCTTAATGTTACTGAGTACGGACTGGGTTGTCGTCCGATCTATTACATGACTTACCCAGAATTTTTGTCCAGAAAAAAGTCAACCTTCGACGCAGACCCCGAAGACAAGCGCAATATGCTCTATGAGTTAGATGGGCTTCACGGGCGGTCGAAGTTTGACTGGCTTAATGTTCGCATATTGGTGATCGACGATCTCGGTAAAGAGTACGGATCTAAATACGATGACACATCGTTTGATGAGATCTTGCGATTGCGTTATGACAAGGGGCTACCCACAATTGTCACTACTAATGTTAGATTAGAAAACTGGGAAGCACAGTATAAAGAAGCGATGGCGAGTTTCGCCCACGAAGCATTCGTTCGAGTACCTATCATTGGATCTGACCTGCGAGGTGCCCAGTGAAAGGGATGAGAATGGAATCTCCATGGAGAACTGTCCAGTTGTTTATCTCTTCTCAGTACGCTGGGATTTTTGAAGTAGAAGTAGATACTGAGACACACGATGTGCGTTGCACATGCCCTGTATGGGACAAAAGCGGTTCATGTAAGCACACTGCCTTTGTCAACAAAAGGATGAAGTACAACAACGGTCATTACTCCATCAAGATCCCAGAGGACATCCCAGAGGACCTTGTGCAGGAAGCCATAGATGATCCTGCTGCTTTTCGTGAACTCATAATTAAATATAATAAAGTAGAAGTACTGTGAAAGGCGGGGACATTTCTAATGTCTCCTCTCCCCAAGTCATCTGTGTAACAGACGTTGTTATCGGGTTAAAGACCGAAGAGGAAAAGAAGTTTTTGTCTCGTCGTTCTACTGTTTTAATCGGTGACATTGACATGNTCAGCGCAAACAAGTTGTGGGTACTATCCAACAACTACGGTATCTCGTTAGAGTTGGCTGGTTTTGCATCGGAGGGTTGGTCTGAGGAGTTGTTGGATAAGACGTTTGAGAAACTTGAACGTCGAGTAGTTAACCCCTTTAACTACTGGCAGTTATACGAGGATGCACAAGAGTTAGTTGGCACCCTCCCATATCGTGCTAATCTAAAGGGAGTGATCGATGTACCAGGGCGTGTAGCCATGTATGGATCAGCAGGAGTAGAACTAAACAATTTGTAAGAGGGGGAAACGTGGCGGCAGATAACGAGCATCGGTTAGTCAGCAAGATCATTCGTGATAGGGACTTGATCCCTGCAATGGAACGTGGTGTTAAAGACAACTGGTTCCTTGATGAAGACAATCGAAAAGTTTGGGCGTTTGTACGCCAGCATTATGGCCAATACAGCGAAGTCCCTACAGGAACGACTGTTAAAGACCACTACCCTAATTACAAGATTTTAGATGTAGAAGATTCCATTGAGTACCTTCTTGACACGATGGTTGACTTCCGTCGTCGTTTGCTTACTCGTCAAGGGTTAGAAGATGCTGTAGAACAACTGCAGACAAACGATCATGATGCCGCACTACTTGCGATGGAGAAGACGATCTCCATCGTCAATGAGCAAGGCATCCAAGGCACCCATGAAGTAGATCTGTCCAAGAATACAGAGCAACGCTACGCAGACTACCAAGCCGTACAGAACTCAACCTTCTTGGGTATTCCTACAGGCTTTGAGAAGATTGATGAAGCAACTGCTGGGTTGCAAGGTGGTCAGTTGATCACGATTATTGCTCCGCCTAAAACTGGTAAGTCGCAGATTGCGTTGCAGATGGCTATCAATGTACACAAACTAGGTAAGATACCTATGTTCCAGTCTTTTGAAATGAACAACCACGAACAACAACAGCGTCATGATGCTATGCGTGCCCATATTTCTCACGGAAGATTGCGCCGAGGAAAGTTACTGAAAGAAGAAGAAGACCGTTACATCGATATGCTAAACACTATGGAGAAAGAACATCCCTTTCACCTTGTAGATGCCGTAAACGGAATCACTGTTTCAGCATTGGCTGCAAAGATAGAGCAGTGTAAACCAGATATTGTGTTTGTTGACGGTGTGTACTTGATGATGGATGAGATTACTGGTGAGATGAATACTCCTCAAGCAATCACAAACATTACTCGTGCATTGAAGCGCTTAGCGCAAAGAATTAACTTACCTATTGTTATTACTACTCAGACTCTTCTCTGGAAGATGCGAGCAGGAAAAGTAACTGCAGACTCCATCGGTTACTCATCTTCGTTCTTCCAAGATTCAGATGTCATCTTGGGTCTAGAACCTGTAGAAGAAGATGAAGAGATTCGTTTGTTAAAGATTGTTCAATCTCGTAACTGTCCACCAAGTGAAACCGCTATCACTTGGCGATGGGAGACTGGTTGCTTCCACGATGAATCGGAGATGACCAAGTGTCCTTATTGTTCTAACTGGATGACACGATGATTGATGTTGAAAAGGTTCTTCTCAATCTAGATATACCACTCGTTGCACAACGAGGGGAAGAGGTGCAGGGCTATTGCCCGATGCACAAGGCTAGAACTGGTAAAGAAGACCACAACCCTTCTTGGTGGATCAACGGTGAGAATGGTGCACACATATGTTTTTCTTGTGGTTACAAGGGTAATGTTTATACCTTAGTTGCTGACCTCAAAGGCATTGATTACTTTGATGCTAGAGACTACGTTAACCAACAAGCAGATGTTCCTCTTGACGCCTTGATGCGCCGCATTCAAGAATTGCCCCAGTACATTGCGCCATCTGATGATGCAATTGGCATGAGTGAAGCACGCCTTGCAATCTTTACAGAGCCACCTATACAGAAGTTAAAAGGTAGGGCTCTTACTCCAGCAGCCGCCGCACACCATGGGGTTCTATGGGACTCCAAGAATGAGTCCTGGATCCTTCCTATTAGAAGTCCAGAAGATTACTCACTGTGGGGATGGCAAGAAAAAAGTTCTACAGGCAGATTCTTTAAAAACCAACCAGCAGGTATCAAGAAATCAAAGACTGTATTTGGCGTGGATAAAATGGCTACCGATATCTTGGTGGTTGTTGAGTCCCCCCTAGACGTTGTAAGGTTGGCTGTAGTAGGCGTAGAAGGCGCTGTAGCGACCTGTGGAGCCATCATCAGTGAAGATCAAGCAAAGATCATGAGAAAGGCTGAGAAGGTCATTGCAGCCTTTGATAACGATGACGCTGGTAAGAAGGCTTGCGAGCAACTTCGTGCCTATGCACGTAAGTATGGGATTGATCTGTACTTCTTTAACTACGACGGAATAAGCGCCAAAGACCCTGGGGATATGACGATGGATCAGATTCACCAAGGAATTGATCATGCAAAGAGTGCGGTTTTAGGGAAGGCTGCATACTTGTGATAGACCTACGAGATAAAGACAACCCACTACATGTGTGTATCTGTGGTTCTATGCTGTGGAATATCCAAGCAATGTTTGAGGATGGAGAAATTTCCCTGTACATGCTAGATATGGAGTGTGCGCTATGTGGGAGCAAAGCCACGGCGCCAACACCAATCGATGTTTAAAGGAATTTTAAAACCATATCAACCTGAAGCAGTAGCCAAGATGGTTGACCAAAAAAAGATGTTAGTGGCTTACGAGATGGGCTTGGGCAAGACCTGTATGACAATCGCTGCGATTGAAGGGCTAAGAGATAAAGGAGAGATTAACGGCCCTGTTCTTGTTGTAGCGTTATCTAGCCTTAAATACCAGTGGGAAAAAGAGATTAAGAAGTTTTCTGACCAAGATACTCAAGTCATCGATGGCAACAAGGTAAGAAGAAGTACGGACTACTACCTTGGAGCAGCCATGGAAGGTTATGTCATTACTAACTATGAGTCCATCGTCAATGACTGGGAGATTGTTAGCGGCTTTAAATGGGCAGCCATTATCTGTGATGAAGCAACTGCCATTAAGGGGTTTAGGTCTAAGAGATCAAAGAAGATTAAAGAACTTTCTAAGAACATCCCTATCAGATTCGCCCTTACTGGAACGCCTATTGAGAATGGTCGCCCAGAAGAGGTCTACAGCATCATGCAGTTTGTAGACCCTAACTTACTTGGTCGCTTTGACCTATTTGATCAGACCTTTATTGTTCGCAACCATTTTGGCGGAGTTCAACGGTACAGAAACTTGCCGATATTTCATGAGAAGATGAAGTCATCATCAGTGCGTAAGGTGCAGACTGACCCCGATGTTGCTCCGTATCTACCCGATACTTTGCATAGAGATCCTCTTGTAATTCCTTTTGATAAAGAAGGAAAGTATTTGTACAACCATATCTCTGATGAATTGACAGAAGAACTAGTAGAGGCTTCACAACTTCTTGGTGCAAACTTTTCTTTGTTCGCTCACTACGGTATGGAACATAAGCCAGGAAGCCCTGCGGATATGATGCGTGGGTCTATCATGAGTAAGATCACTGCTTTACGCATGCTCTGCGATCATCCAGGCCTGTTGCATTCGAGTGCCGAAGTTTTTGAACAAGAACTTGGTGCAGGAAGCGCTTATGCACACAGCCTCAAAGAACGTGGGTTACTTAAGGCAAATATGAAACAGCCAAAGTTAGATGCATTAAAAACTTATGTCACTGATCATTTGGATACAGACCCAGATGCCAAGGTAGTTATCTTTACTTCCTACGTTGGTATGCTCCCACGCATTCAGGAACTGTTGGGTGGAACCCTATACACAGGAANCATGAACGCTAAAGAGAAAGAAAAAAGCAAACAAAAGTTTCTTATGGACCCAGCATGTCGTGTCTTTATCTCATCAGATGCGGGAGGATATGGTGTAGATTTGCCCAACGCAAACCTGTTAGTAAACTATGACCTTCCTTGGAGTGCTGGCTTATCAGTACAGAGAAATGGGCGAATTAAAAGAGCCTCTAGCCGTTGGCCTTCTATAACGATCCAAGATATGATTATTGGGAATTCGATTGAAGAACGCCAACATGCTATGCTCCAGCAAAAGAATGCTGTGGCAGACGCAGTGATGGATGGGCAAGGGATCAACGCCAA